AGGTGGACGTAATCCATGATGCTGGCGCGAAGCGAGCCGATTACCTCAGTAGCTGCCGCGGCATTGGACGCGGACAAGCTGCTGAAGGACTCGTAGAGGTACTTGGCCGACGCAGCGATGACGGTGCCGGCGCCGACCGCCGCGACGGCCTTCAACGGCTCCTCGTACGCAACTTGGGCGGCGTTGGCGATCACCGTGCCGGCCGCGCGGGCCGTGGCGTGCACGTAGCCGCGCCGTTTGTCGACTTCAGCAACGGCTGTCGCAGCGTCGGCGTGCGGGTTGGTGAACGCGCTGGCCAGCTGTGCGAGTGCGCCCTCGCCGACGTCACGGGCAAACTGTGCCGCCTCGCGCGTCTTCTTCGAGTTGGTCAACATAAACTTGGAGATCGCGGTGTGGACGTAAGGCAGCGCGGCCAGGCCGGCGTCGCCGGCGGTGGAGACGAACCGACGGATGGTGGACGCAGCGACGTTGAACGCCTGGCCGCCGACATGGGCCGTCTGGCGCTGTTCGAGATGCGTCACGAGTCTCTCGGTGGTGTCGTCCTCAACGAAGATGTCGCTGCTGAAGAAGTAACCGTCTGCCGTGCGGTGGTACTTCTTGTGGTCGTCGTAGTGCCTGCCATAGACGACGGTAGTGTAAGGAACGCCATGATTGTGAAGGCGCGTAGTGAAGAGGTCAGCGCGGGGATCGTCTTGGCGGCGGAAGACGATGAAGCCCTTCTCGCGGGCGATGCTACCGGGCCCATCGAACGTGACCGCGTGCGGGTCAACGACGCGTCCGCGACCGACGGTGACGTCGATGTTCGGATCGCCCACGCCGAATGAAAACAACCGGCGGCACGTGGGCGTCGCGGACGAGCTCGACACGGCGATCAAAGCCTCCGTGTCGAACCATCCGATGGCCTTGCGAATCGCTTCGCCGGCGCGCCACACCTCCTCGTACGCCATGCGGTCGTTCTCAAACGGTAGTTTGTTCACCGAAGAATTGAGAAGGCAGGTCTCAACGGCGACGTTAGCGTGGGGTCCGTTGTAGACGCCTGAGCAGCCGATGCCCGGCGCCCCGACGAAGGCGCGACGGGCGAAGACGGGCTCGACCTTGCCGCCTACGGCCTTCGGGGGCGCCTCGGAGCGCGGGTCGCCCTCGGCAGCGGCATCGGACGCACCCTCTCGGCGTGCGTCCTCTTCAGCGAAAGCAGCGCTGAGGCTGGCATTGACGCGGTCGGCGCGCGTTGGCACCTTCTTCGGTTCAGTGGGTGTGGCCGCCCGTTGCGCACGCGGAGGTGGCAAGGGCAGTCCGGTGCCCGCACCCATGGCGGGCGAAAGCCTTGGGTAGTCGGTGCTGGGCAACGAATCAGCGGCTGGGCGAGCGATGCCCCAGGCGCAAGCCGGGCTGGCACTGAGGGGTGCCGCCCGTTCCGACGTGGAGGCTGAAGTTGCCTCCGACTCGTCCCGATCGAGGGTGGGACGCGGCGAGCCATTGCTCGCTCCCTTGGTATGAGTTGCGTTGGTGACGTCTTGTGTAGATTGCATGGTGGCAGAGTTTGCGCCCAAGGGCGTCTTAAACGTCGGAAAGTATGCCAGGTTTGTGCAGACCTGGCTGTTGAAAAGTTCTGGAATTGGGTGCTCCACGGCCGAAGCCGCGGGCGGCGCGTCCCACGCCACCCGTCCATCGCACACCTGGGTCCAGTGCCCTCTGTGGGCGTCTTCACGCCCCCCCGCCACCGGCGCTCGCAGCAGGGCGTAGTGCGGTTGTGGTCGTATTGGCTGTC